AAAGAATATATAGACTCCGTAGGTGGATTTGAAAAATTCGCTGAATGGGGTCTTTTTTAATGAGGTGTAGAGATGAAGAATAAACTATTAGAATATGAATTAAGAAATGTTGATGAATTAATACCATATATTAATAATGCAAGGACACACTCAGATGAGCAAATATCAAAAGTGATGGCTTCAATAAAGGAATTCGGATTCTTAAATCCTATATTAATTTCAGAAGAAAATGTAATAACTGCAGGGCATTGTAGATTAATGGCTGCAAAGAAACTGGGAATGGATAAAGTACCTTGTATAAAGGAAAACTATCTAACACCTGCACAAAGAAAAGCATACGTTATTGCGGACAACCAACTCGCACTTGGAGGAGGTTGGAATGAAGAACTTCTAGCTATCGAATTATCAGATTTACAGGGTGCTGATTTTGACCTTGATGTACTTGGATTTGATGAAAAAGAATTATCAAAAATATTCGATGAAGGTCTTGAAGGAGAAGACGATGATTTTGATATAGAAGAAGAGTTGAAAAAGCCATGCATAACAAAAGAGGGGGATATATGGCATATAGGTAGGCACAAAGTAATATGTGGAGATTCTACTAAAGATGAAACCTATACAAGGCTATTAGGAGAAACTAAAGTAAATTTGGTATGTACTGATCCACCTTATTTAGTAAATCTTGAGAGTGCTTCTGGAAAAATTAAAAATGATGATTTAAATGATAAAGAAGGATATGAGTTTTTACTTCTAGCGTTTAGTAATTGTAAAAACTCAATGGCTAAAGATGCATCCATTTATGTCTTTTATGCAACCATGAAAGCACGTATATTTTATGATGCATATGAAGATGCTGGATTTAAAGTTGGTGCTGGTTTAATATGGAAAAAACCAAGAGCACCGCTTATGAGAACAGATTGGAAATTCAACATGGAACCTATTATTTGGGGTTGGAGAAAAGATGGAAAACATATCTGGTACGGAGATCAAAAACAAAAAGCAGTGTTTGAATTTGATAGTATTACTAATTCAAAAGAAGATGGACATGGACATCCATCAAGTAAACCTGTTCCGTTGATTGTATATTTAATAAAACAATGTACACAAACTAATGGATTAGTACTAGATGCATTTTTAGGATCAGCATCTACTTTAATAGCTTGCGAACAGAGTGGAAGAATATGCTATGGAATAGAATTAGAAGCTAAATTTGTTGATGTTGCTGTGAAAAGATATATTGAATTAACTGGAATTTCTGATGATATATATGTAGAAAGAAACGGAGAAAAGATTCCATATGCTGAGGTGAAAATAGATGAGTCAATTAACAGTCGGTAGTCTATTTTCAGGATCTGGAGGTTTTGAATTAGGTGCTATGATTCTAGGGATAAAAGCAGTTTGGGCGAGTGAAGTAGAGCCATTTCCAATTCTTGTGACAAAGAAGAATTTTCCTAACTTAGTTCATTTAGGAGATATTAATAATATTAACGGTGGTAACATAAATCCAGTTGATATTATAACGTTTGGTAGTCCATGCCAAGATTTATCAATCGCAGGACAAAGGGATGGCCTAAGTGGAAGTAAATCAAATTTATTTTATGAAGCAATAAGAGTCATTAAGGAAATGAGGGAGAATACAAATGAAAAATATCCAAGAATTATCATATGGGAAAATGTCTGTGGAGCTTTCTCAAGTTCAAAAGGAGAAGACTTTAGACAAGTACTTGAACAAATCTCAAAAATCAAATGTGAAAACATATCAATTCCTAAACCTTCAAAATGGAAAAATGCAGGGTGCATTATGGGAGGAACATTTAGTATTGCATGGAGAGTCTTGGATGCACAATATTTCGGAGTCCCCCAAAGGCGTAAGAGAATCTTTCTTGTCGCAGATTTTACAGGAGAAGGTGCAAGAGAAATATTATTTAACGAAGAAAGCCTGCCAAGGTATTTTGAATCGTGCTCAGATAAGAAACAAGAAGTTACCGGAGTTATTGGAGAATGCACTGAAATATCAAAGTACTGTTTAATGGATCAAGGAGGAGAAAGGCTAGATGTTACATTAAATAAAACAGGAACTTTAAGAGCCCAAAGTAATCATCCACCACTTGTTTTTGAAAATCATAGCCAAGATAGTAGATTTAAAGGTCCACTAGATATTACACCAACTCTATCAAGTAATTTAGGAACAGGAGGAAATAATCAACCTTTTGTAGTTGAAAATATCGCAAATTATGATGTGAGATTTACAAGTTTAAATACTAAGAATAGTCGATACAAAGTTTATGAAACTGCTACATCAAGAACTTTGGATACAGGAGGGAATAATCCTAATGCAAATCAGGGTGGAGTAGCAATAGTTTCTATTTATTCAACTAGCAAAAATTATCATCATACAAAAGCTATAAAGGATCAGGTATCAACATTAGTCGCAAGTGATTATAAAGATCCTCCTATTATAAATGATAAATATTCTGTTCGAAGAATTACTCCTCTTGAATGTAGTAGATTGCAAGGTTTCTCAGATTATTGGTGTGAAAGGTTAGAACTACTTAATCCTACAGATGAAGATTTAAGGTTTTGGAGAGAAGTATTCGAAACAAATAGAAAAATAAAAAATGGAAAAAAACAAAAAACTGATAATAATATAAGAACATGGTTAAAAAATCCTTATTCAGATGCAGCACAATATAAGATGTGGGGGAACGGAGTAGCTCTACCGTGCGTATTATATATTTTTAGTGGAGTGAAGAAATACTTAGAACATAGTGAATAATACTTGATAAATACGATGTTTAGAGTGATATATATAGTACTAAAACAAAGGAGATAAAGACAATGAATAGCATCAAAGAACAAAACGGAATTAAATTTTTCAAAGAAATAACAATGGAGGAATCAGAGGAAAAAGGATTCTTATCAAGCAATAGGAATTACAAATTGGAAAAATGAGTGTGTAGGAGTTATTTATAAAATCAAATATCAAGAAGGAGAAGTAAAAAGAAACCACACTTTTTAAAAATTAGAATTAAACAAAATTTCAAAATCAACTTTTGAAGATACAGGGCATGCGATTGAATGGGCGATGAAAAACTGCTAAAAGAATAAAAAATAGACCGAAAGGTCTATTTTTTATGCTCAGATGAGGAGGAGATTATGGGAAGAAAAAAGAAATATAAACCCACTAAGTTTAAATCTAAAACATCAGTATATAGTGAGGAACGTGCAGATTATGCGGTAAATTTTATTCAATGTTTAAGTCATACTAAAGGAACATGGGCAGGAAAGAAATTTGAATTATTACCTTGGCAAGAAGAAATAATAAGAGATTTATTTGGAATTATAAAACCAAATGGATATAGACAATTTAATACAGCTTATATCGAAATCCCTAAAAAGATGGGTAAGAGCGAACTTGCGGCTGCGATTGCACTTCTTCTTTGTTGTGGAGACGGGGAAGAACGTGCTGAAGTTTATGGATGTGCAGCGGATAGGCAACAGGCTACTATTGTATTTGATGTTGCAGCTGATATGGTTAGAATGTGTCCAGCTTTAAATCGTAGAGTGAAGATTTTAGCTTCGCAAAAAAGAATAGTGTATTTACCTACTAATAGTTTTTATCAAGTGTTATCTGCAGAAGCATATTCAAAACATGGATTCAATATTCATGGGGTTGTTTTTGATGAGTTGCACACTCAGCCAAATAGAAAGTTATTTGATGTTATGACAAAAGGTAGTGGAGATGCTAGAACGCAGCCACTTTATTTTTTAATTACAACTGCTGGTACAGATACAAATAGTATTTGTTATGAAACTCATCAAAAAGCAAAAGATATACTCGAAGGTAGAAAAATAGACCCAACATTTTATCCAGTAATTTATGGTGCAGATGAAAATGATGATTGGACTGATCCTAAAGTATGGAAAAAAGCTAATCCCTCGCTTGGAGTAACTGTTGGACTAGATAAAGTTAAAGCTGCGTGTGAGTCTGCAAAACAAAATCCAGGAGAAGAAAATGCTTTTAGACAATTAAGACTTAATCAGTGGGTTAAACAATCAGTACGCTGGATGCCTATGGATAGATGGGATAGTTGTAATTTTAATGTTGATGAAGAAGAGTTATTAGGTAGGATATGTTACGGAGGTTTGGATTTATCATCTACAACAGATATAACTGCTTTTACTTTGGTATTTCCTCCTTTGGATGAAGAAGACAAGTTTGTAGTTCTACCATATTTTTGGATTCCAGAAGACACGTTAGAACTTAGGGTAAGACGTGATCATGTACCTTATGATCTTTGGAATAAGCAAGGTTATATACAAACTACAGAGGGAAATGTAGTCCATTACGGATATATTGAGCAATTTATTGAAAAACTCGGAGAAAAGTATAATATCCGAGAAATTGCATTTGACAGATGGGGTGCTGTTCAAATGGTTCAAAATCTAGAAGGGATGGGTTTTACAGTAGTACCATTCGGACAAGGTTTTAAAGATATGAGTCCTCCGACCAAAGAACTTATGAAACTAGTTCTTGAACAAAAACTAGCACACGGAGGTAATCCAGTACTCAGATGGAATATGGATAATATTTATATAAGACGTGATCCAGCAGGAAATATTAAGGCAGATAAAGAAAAATCAACAGAGAAAATTGATGGGGCAATCGCAACAATTATGGCATTAGATCGTGCGATAAGATGTGGAAATCAAAATACAGAAAGTGTTTATGATGACAGAGGATTGCTTTTTATATGATATAATAAAATTATCTAAAATAAGAAAGGTAGTGTTTAATTGTGAAAAGTGTATGGGAGGGTATTGTTGAGAAAGATGGTGAGTATTATGCAGCTTGTGATGAAGAATTTTTAAAAAAAATTAAAGAAAACTCAGATTATACAAAATTAGCGGATCATTCTAAATTAGATTTAAGAGTCATTCCACTTCACTTTATTGGTAATGTTCGTAAGGCAAAGCTGTTAATTTTAAACCTAAATCCAGGAATAGATGAAGGATATTATACTTTTTATCAAAATAATAAACCTTATCAAGAAATGATATACAATAATTTGACACTTGAAAAACCTAAGTTTTTTGAATTTGATTATTATAGTACAAATAATGAAGGATATTGGAGTAGATTGAAACCTTTATTTGAAG